TTCTTGCCATTACTTCTGCCAATTCGTTAGTGCTTTGACCTGCATCGGATTCGATCATTGACATTAGCGCATCGTGCTCTTCGGCCATTAAATTCTCAGTAGTAACAACAATACAGTTGTCGGGTTCGTTTGGAACCACTCTATAAGCTACAACTACTTTTCTTTTATTTTTAGCCATTCGGCCTACGTGCTTTAACATTTTATGCTCCTTGTGTCGCTTGACCCTGTTGTGCTGCAATTGCTGATAGGAAACTATCTAGCTTGCTATATGTTTGACCAACAGTCATCATTTCATTTGGTTTAAATGCACCTCTCTGACTTGCAACGTCAATAATGCTTTTAAGTGCTTGCAAGTCCTGAATAGTAAGTTCAGGCTCGTTAGAAGCTTCTGTTGCTTGCGGTTGTGCCTCAGTTGCTGCTTCTTGTTTTACTTCTGTTTCGCTCATAATTTACTCCTATATATTATATATGCGCAATCTATTTATTTGTACTTCAGATATGGACAAGCCAACATGAAATACGATAGTTCTTTAGGATCAGAAAATCCTATTTTTAATTTATATACTATATTATTTTTTTCGTCTAATATAACATCTTTGCCGATATAGTATTTGCTTTTAAGTTTAGTTTCGATCCATCTTTCGAGTGCATCTCTTAAATTATATGCAACATCTATACGTGTATATTCAAAGTGATCAGGCGGAAATTCCGTTTTTCTCACTTTGAATATATTATAGACGTTTGTTTTTATTTTCACGCTGCTTCCTCATAATGTGCAGTGACACCAAACGGCGCTTGTACATTTTTGTCATGATGGCTGTGAATTACAAATACTGTGTCGCACCAGTCCGGATCTCCCCAACTATCCCATGCATAGCCGTCAGTAAACATGATAAACTTTTTAGGTTGTATATCGTTTTCTTTCATGTATGTCCAGTTAGCCATAAAGTCGGTGCCACCACCGCCTTTAATTTCGTATTCACTTAGGTCTTCTCCGCCGTCGGCACTAAAGTCTTGTTCATTATAAACAGCAGTATCAAAGCACCATACTTTAATATTGTAATCTTTGTATTCGTCCATAATACCTTTGATTTCGCCTAAGAAGTCTGCGCCTTGTTGAGTACCAATTGACCCGCTCATGTCGAGAGATACACAAATGTCAATAGTATCCTCAAAATTTTGTCCTGGAAGAATAGCACCAGTATGCCAGCCTTTGCGTGAAGGACGCATAAAAGTATAGTCGCTTTTAATTGTACTTTGAATTTGCTGACGAAGCAATTCACGCCAGTTCATCTTAGGTTCAGTCATCTCTTTGATTAAACGTGCAATGCCTGCAGGAACATTACCAGCACCTGCTGTTTGTGCAGCATTGATCATTGCTTCTTTCATTTCATCTCGAATTTGATCAAGTTCTTCTTTTGAATATTTTGGAGGACCTTTTTTACCGTCCGAGTTACCTTCTTCGTTGCTATTACCTTCTAAGTCTAAATGTTCGTCTAACATTTCCCCTAGTTGTTTGAGATATTCTTCGCCATTCTTTTTAGCTTCTTCGAACAGTTCGTCATACACTTCTTCGCTAGTCCAGCCTTCGTATTTAAAGTCTTGGTAGCAATCTACAATACTAGGCTTATCACCAATTCGATCACGCACTAGCAGGTTATTAACAATATAGTCTGCGGCAATATTATACAACATAGGATTGCGATCATCTCTGCGTGTCATGTGATCATATACACAATGCAGAATTTCATGTGCAATAACAAACTCAATTTCTTTATTACTCATAGCATTAAAGAACTGTGTGTTATAGTACAAATTGCGTCCGTCTGTTGCCGCTGTCATGCACCAGTCATCACACGCTTGTATTTTAAGACGTGTAGCAAGATTGCCAAAAAACGGATGCCGTAGCAACAAACCTACTCGAGCAGTAATAATGCGATCTAAAACTTCTACACGCATAGATTCTATTTCTGTCTCAGTTAAATCGGGGTTTGGCTGCCAATGCTTGAGTTTAGTTTGTGTATCTTTTGCAGACATGTATCATACCTCTCTGTAAGCGTTATAATACTAATATAACATATTTAAAGTAAATGTCAAGAGAAAGTGGGTACTTTTGATACCCACTTTCTATCTTATGAAGATTGCGCAGCTTTAATATACTTTCCAAAACGCTCATGGAACTCGTCAAAGCACTCTACTTCGTCTGGATCAATTGGTAATGCATACTCGGTAAGTGCAAGCTTAATACCCATAACAACTAGTTCAGTATCAAAATTATCCATTGCAAATCGCAGGAAGTTATTTACTTTAGAGTCAAATTTCTTATCGTTCGAATTAGATGCTTCTTTCAGTTCATAGCAAAGAGAAACAATTAGTGAATACATAGCACTCACTTCTTTTGTCTTAAGTTCTTTTACTTTACCTTGCAACACTTCGGACGGATCAGGCATGTCTGCTGCTACTTTACGATGTGCCATAAATTTAACAGCAAGTCCTTCGCCTACTGCTCCTGCTACAAGATCTGTAGTAGTGCTTTCGTCAAGTCCGTCATCTATCAGTTCTGATACAAACGACCACGAACGAGGAGTAGCAAACGAGCGGCTAGGCGACTTAGGATCAAAGTTATAAAGATCTTGTTTTGCAAATTGCAAATAACCTACAACATCAGCTTGGATGTTATTATTAACTGCCCACTCAAACCAGTCATTGAACGACACTGCCATTTCCAAGTGTACAAATCGGTTTGCCAAAGGAGCAGGCATACGATATGTTACACCTTTGTCTGCTTCACGGTTACCTGCCGCAACAATAATAACATTGTCTGGCAGTTTGTACTGACCTACACGGCGGTTAAGAATAAGTTGATATGCTGCCGCTTGTACGCTAGGAGCAGCTGAGTTCATCTCATCAAAGAACACAACAATATTATCATATTGTGCTGCAAATTCTTCGCTTGGAAGTTCGCTCGGAGCACCCCATACCATTGTGCCTGAGTTGCTGTCAAAGTAAGGAATACCTTTAATATCTGTAGGCTCCCAAAGCGACAAACGAATGTCAATAAGGTGTGAGTTAGAAAGGTTGTTTGTAATTTGTGCAATTACGTCACTTTTACCAATACCGGGAGGACCCCAAAGGAAAATTGGACGTTTTTTACGCATTGCAATATTGAGAGCGTTTTTTGCCTTATTTGGACTAACAGTACGTGCTTCTGACATGGTGTATTCCTTTTAATTACCCTATACATACACAATAACATCAACACGACATAAGTCAAGTTCTTTTTTTTAATTTTATAGAAAAACTTCTAGGTAAGTCAATCCTCATTTTTACTTTGACGTTTCATAGCTTTTGTAATGCCATACTTTCGCACATCGCCGCTAAAAAGACCTAACTCGACTGCTTTTCGTTCATTTGTTACAGTAATACTTCTATTTGTAAGATAGTATGGACAATCGATAAACTGATCTAAAAAGATAACAACTTGTGTTGTAAGAGGCATTTCTCTCGGATAAGGTATATCGTATGTCGCTAAATTAATGTCTTGAAGGAGATTGTAACCTTCTTCTGTAAGTCTTAATCCGCCCGTGTCTTTTATTCTAGTATTCATCCACCAAAGTGGCATATACTGTTTTACATTCTCGTTACTTTGAGCTTTGCCAAGTTCATTAAGGAAAATTTTAGTATATACTTCTTTCCAGTTCATTCATCATCTACCTGATCACCATCAAATAGTTTATAGACTGAAAAATCATTACTTTTAAACATTTCATTTAGTTTTTCGGCTAAATTAAATGCATGACCTGGATTTGAAAAACTAGTTTTTTTATACTTAGGACCAGGATAGTTGGTTAGTGCATTTGAACTTTTTAGGTTAAAAGGTTTTCCTTGATAAAAGACAGCCCATATTGCATCTGCTGCGAGAACTTGCTCGCATCTATATGTTTTGTTATTCACATATTCTAATATGACTATTGGCTTTGGCCTACTCATATGCGTATCCTTAGTTATATACGCATATATTTATCTTTTTAAAATTATATACTCGGATTATTCTAAGCTGCCGCCGTCCATTTCTACTCGAATAACTTCGTCCGTTTGACTTTGATCCAATAAAAGTTTTTCTAAATCTCCGTTTAATCTTGCCATAACAATGCCTAGAGTAAAAGCTAAATTTTTTGCTTGAGCAATATCAATCTTAACTTCACGAGCTCTACTATTTTCAGCACTTTTCACTTGTTGAATAAATTGTTGTACTGGAATAGTGTTTAACGGTTCAACTGACGTTTGCAAGACTTAACTCCTGTTTCATTTCTATACTTGTTTTAAACGGACCTTTATACTCATAACGTTCAACTGTAATAAGTTTTGGACAAAAGCTTTTAACCCAACCTTTTTCAAATCGAATAATATAATATCCTGCTGCATATAAACTTTTAGATTTTTCACTTTTTGTAAATAGCGGAAGCTTGCGTTTTACATCGTACATAGAATTATATGGTGCAACACTAGATGGAAATCCATGTACTTCTTTATCTAAATTAGATGCTTGAGCTGGCTCGTCCCAGTGTATCTCAATTCCAAATTTCTTTTTCATATCATTTTTATTATCGAAAAATGATGTTTCGTTTGTGTTAGAGAATACATATCGATCTTCGTCCCACGAAAGGGTTCCGATACGCTCGTTGTCTTGTTCTACAATCCAAAATTTATCTTTTAAAATACATTTAGCTTTTACTGTCATTGTGGATACCTTGCTGATAATGGTTCTGCATATTGTGCGGCTTGATCTGCAATACGTTGCATATTCCATTTAGCACAAAACTTCATAAGGCGCATGCCTACCTGTGTAATACGTTTAGGCTCTACTTCTGTAATAGTGTTATTAATTATCTCTCTAATGTCTGCAGGTTGTGCAGTTAAATCACACAATGTAACATTACGATTGTAATCATCTAACACACGATGTTCCGCACCCTCGTGATCTACCCAACGTTGTAGCATCATGTTATTCCAGTTGAAGCCTTTTGTTTGTTTATCTTCAAACGCTTCAATTAGTCCGACTTTGTTTTTTGTACCTTTTTTTCTAACACCTGGGTATGCACTAAACACGTTGTCACTAGTGTCGCCGCGCATACATTTCTCAAACAACATGAATTCAGGGTGTGGAGCAGGCTTGGCCTCTTTAGTTTTCTTATCAATAACAGGCTTACCTTTGTCGTCAAAGTAACCTTCGTGTGTAATAGTCATGTTAGCAACACCATTATACTGACGTACATGAGGGCTAATAAGTTGTGCAAAGTCGCCATCTGTACTAACAATAACGTGATCGTCATTAGGATGTGCCTGCACCCACCCTGCAATCAAATCATCTGCCTCTAGTTGCGGATGTTGCATAACAGTACAGTTAGTCTTTTCGCTAACAAAGTTTTTAAACTCGTCAAACAACTCCCAAAACACAGTGTCTTCTTCTTGCTGTGCAGGAGTAAGTGCATCACGTGCTACTTGACGGTTACGCTTGTAAGGCTCGTAATAGTCTTTGCGCCAGCTACGTCCTTCCAAACAAAATACAACATGATCTGCTTTAAAGTCAGTCCATGCTTTTTTTACACTGTTAAGTGTAATATGAATTGCCATACCTGCCTTCGTATCAATATCGCCACGTACAACGTGCCGAGCTCTAAAGAAAGTATTTGCTGTATCAACTAGTACATAAGTTGCCATTATATTGCCTTTGTGTAATTTGTAATAATAATACTGTAGCACTGAATCTGACTGTTGTCAATCATTAAGATACTTCACTTTTGCCTTTGTCAATCGGAACAACATTAATATACCCAGCCCCTTGATTTGGATCTTGACCTTCTTCTTCGAGCATCTGAGAAACAATTGTACGAAACCATTTATCTACAATTTCTTCATTTGACTCGCCACTATAGCCAGCATCAAGTAGTTGTTCAATAAACTCGTTGTTCCAGTCGAGCTCAAAGAATCCATTGCGAATATTATCAGGATTAATTTGTGTGTCTAGTACAGCAACCCATGCTTCGCCGGCTTTAGTAGCAGCTTGTTTTTCTGCTTCAAGTGCTTCGCGCCGCAATTCTTCTGCTGTCTTTTCTTCTACAGGTTCTTCAATTTTCTTTTTGGTACCTGCATTTCTTACGAGTTTATTCCACCAACCCATTAAATTTGTTTCCTTATTTTGTCGTATTGCTCTTGTGTAATCTTCTTGCCTTGAAGGATTTCCAAATCTTCTTTACTAAGTCCCCCAGGCATTTCCGAATAAGCTAATGTGGAGTCGGGGAGTGAATCGCCATCCTCTTTCCATACAGAGTTC